TCATCGCAATCCCGAGCATTAATGCGATTATCTATTGTATGGAAAATCACATCAGTATTTTGGGCAGGAATTAATGAGAAAGCTACACGAATATTTGTTAATGAGATGCGTGAAGATGAGAAATTTGTTAAAAAGAGTGGTAGCAACTGGGTTAATATTTGGATTAGGCGTTCTAATATGCTTGGTAAAATTGGTTCAGTTGAACCAGAAACGAATACAGCATTCCCAATGTCTTTCATGCAGAAGAAAGATTCGTTGCTTAAGTTAATAGAATTTCAGAATCCTGCTATTCAGACTGTTATTACACATCCTGAGAATGCTGGACTTATTGCTAAGTATATGGGCTTTCCTGAACTATATATTCCTGGTGATGATGATAGAAATAAACAGCTTGATGAAATTCAGGAAATTATGGAAGGTATACCAGTTGAAATTGATGCAGATTTAGATGTGCATCAGACTGAATATGATGCATGTATTGCCTGGCTCAATAGTGATTATGGTATAGACGCTAAGATGAGTAATCCTGAAGGTCGGGAAATGGTTAAGGAACACGCAAGACAGCATAAAATTGCTATTTCTATGTTGCAAATGCAACAAATGGAACAAGAGGCTCAATTTTCAGATGAGGTAGAGGACAATGAACAATTTGCTTAATTCATTCATGCTTAAATTATTTTATGCTCCAGATGGAGATGGTAGTGGCGGTGCTGCTACAGATGACATTCAAGATGATATAGCTATTCTTGAAGATTTAGATGACCCAGATAATAAAGACGATAAAGATGATTTAGATGACGATGATAATAAAGACGATTTAGATAAAGATGACGATGACGATTTTGATGACGATTCATCCGATAAAGATGAAGACAAGGACAAAAAACGCGCTGATAAAGATGATAAAGACTCTGATGATAAATCAGACGATGATGAAGATGACAAAGATAAGAAAGAAGAAACTGAAGAAGAAAAGAAAGCGCGAGAGGAAGCTGAAAAGAATAAGCCTATAGAGGCTAAAGATTTAAGTCCACGAGCACTTAAAGATTATGATAAGGACATCTATAAGCATTTTCCTGAGTTAAAAGATGTTCTGTTTCAGAATAAAGAATACAATAAGCTATTTGGTTCAGTAGAGGATGCACAAGAAGCAAGAGAAAAAGCTGAACTATTAGATGAAATTTCAGCTACTACATTACAGGGTGACCCAACAGAACTTGTTGTTGCTCTTAAGAAAACTGGTGATAATGTATTAGAGGAATTTAGTAACAACTTTCTAGTTAAATTGAAAGATGCTAGTAAAGATTTGTATTATAGAGTTACAGACCCTATTATTGGTGGAGCACTTAAAGCTGCATTTAATCATGCATCTAAGACAGGTGATAAGAATCTGAAACTGGCATCTCAATATATGAGTCAGTTTATATTTAGCGATTCTAACATTCCTGAATTTAATAATGGTAGGAAAAAAGAAGAAGACCCTGAAAAGATTAAGTTACAGGAAGATAGAAATAACGAGAATAGGAAAAGACTACAGGAACATGAATCGGCAGTATTTGAATATACCGAACGAAAGCTAAAAGAGATTATTACTGATGGACTTGACCCTGGTAATGTTTATAATACTTTCGTTAAAGAGGCATTGACTGATAAAATTATTGAAAGAGTTGGTCAGGTATTAAAAAACGATAGAGCATTTCAGGGTCAAATGGCAGCTTTGTGGAAAAAAGGTGTAAGAGAGGGATTTACACGAGAAATTAAGAGTAGAATTGCTCATACTTATTTAGCTAAAGCCAAGCGAATAGTTCCTGGTATTAGAAATAAAGTAAGGGCAGATGCACCGGCTGATAAACAAGATATTAAAAGAGATAATAAAGGCAAGAAGATTATTCCGTCAACGAATGATAGGAATAAAAATAGAAGTACTATTCCAAATGACCCGAAAAAGATTGATTGGAATAAGACAAGTGATGATGACATATTAGCTGCTGATTAATCATTATAGTTAAAAAGCCTTAAATCAGCGTGGGCTGCTGAACATAATGATAAAGCAAAACATAATGATATATAAACATATAAGGAGCTGATTAGTTAGTTAAGAAACGAGTATAAAATGCCAACAGATGAAGCAGATGTCTTATCAAACGAATTGGAGCGAACAAATCCTAAAGTTGCTCTATTGTTTGAAAGAGAAGGTACATTCTGGTCTACAGTTGTAGGTAAAAGACCTGGTGTAGAAGTATCAGCTAGAGATGCACGTGTACCACTAGAAATTAGACCCGGTGGTAAATTTGGACATTTTAATCCTGATGGTGGTGGATTAGGACGTGGTACTGGTCCGAAATTCGATAAGGGATTAATTCCTGCTGTATACAATAAGATGGGTGTTGAGTGGACTAAGAAATCTGACTGGGCTACAGATAGCGCAAGAAAAGCTATTCTTAGCACATTTAGGCATCTTGTTGCTACATCAATGGCCGAATATAGACGACATATGGATAGTTTAGCTATGACTGCTGGTGATGGTGTATTGGGCACTATTACTACAGTTGGTAGTTCAGGTGGTAAAGATACATATACATTTGCTGATACTACTGGTGATGGATTCGATATTCGTTTGCTACGTGATGCGTCATACTATTCTGTATATAATGCTGCACTTACTACACGTAGACCATTTGCAGGTTTGGGTGCAGTTGCAGGTGAAGGTCCAATTGAATTTTACGATATTGGTAACAAACAAGTAAGATTCAATTCGGCTGCTGCTGGTGCTATTGCTACAGATAAAGTTGTAGTTGGTGGTCTTACAGCTACTCCTCCTGTATCAATATTTGGCGTAATGTATCATCATTCAGATGCATCTACAGGTACATGGCTTGGACTTGATAGGGCAACATTGCCACAAGTTCGTGCTAATCGTATTAATGCTGCTGGTGCATCATTTGCTCTACCTTTTGCTAGACAAGCACTTAATAAGTCTGGTAATCGTGTAGGTAATGAACAGTTGAAAACATTACGTGCATGGATGCATCCGGCACAACAGGATGCATATGAGCGTAGTGGCCAGTTGGTATCTACTATCAATATGACTACTAAGTCTCAAGGTCTCAATATGTATTTTGACCAGAATAACATGCAATTAGCAGGCGCTCCTGTTAAGACACATTTTAGCTGGAATAAAAAGCGTATTGATTTCATTCTTGAGTCTGCATGGGGTCGTATTGAAGTACAGCCTGTTGGATATTACACGGATAAACAGAATCGTAAGTTCTTTGAAATTCGTGATACAGATGGTGGCGTTGCTGCCGCTGATATTTTCTATCTTTGCTCAGGTTTGAACATTTATGTTTCAAATCCAGCAGCAGAGACATATATTGATGGTCTTGCAATTCCAAGCGGATATTGATTTCCAGCATAGTCATTAGCGTTAATTACTTCATGTAGAGGAGTTGATAAAATGGACGTAAAAAGAATAAATGAGACTGGTTAGCTAGTATATCTCGGTCCTCCAAACGACCAGAGAGTTCATATATTAGCAACCATTATGAGGGTGGTGCCTAAAAAGCTGGGGGGAGCCTCTGGGCATCATCCTCATATAATTAAAATTTATGGAATCATTAAAAGTAATAAACAAAAGATTAGCTGAAAAGTACGGCCTTAGTTTGGATGGTCGACCAAATTTTCGTGTTGTGTTTTCAGATACGCAATATGAAAACCGATACGAAGATTTTGTGGTCCATCTAGGCGAAATATATCTGAAAGAAACACGTGAATATAGATATTGCAAGAAATATGAATATATCAAAGGTAAACATGTACTTGAGGAATTGAAATTTTTTGATTATGGCACATTTCCTGATAGACCATTTATAAGAGATTCATATGAACCATTATGGACATTTATGGATAAAGATAAGAATCCTCTTTATCCTATATGGCAAGCAGTTGAACATGTAGTTGAATGCAAATTGAATGGTATAAGAGAAACTATTAAGCGAAATTTCAAAGCTGAGGAACAGGCTCAATTAGATGCTGATATTAAAGAGATGGACGAGATATTAGGTGTAGATGAAGGCAGCGTATTAGATATGAATAATCAATACGTTAATTTCGTTAAACCCGTTTTCTTAAATGGACCCATATTCAAAGGATAACTAAAATGGAAGAACAGTATGAAGGTCATATTTGCACAGTTGTTTCTTGTTTACCATTTGTAGTAAATAAGAATATTCCTCATTGCTATCCAGGTAATTTTAGAATACCTGAAGTTAAAGACGTATGGAAAGATATTGAACTACTGCATGTTGGTAGTACAATGTGTCAGTATTATGTAGGTGGTGAGGCCGGTGACAGAAATGATGGATGGATTAAGAAAACTATTCCATCTGAAGAACTTGCACAAGCTATATGTATGGATGAAGTTGCTTCCTGTATAGATATTACTCTTGGTATAGCTCAACCTGCTATTTTTTGGTTACATAATAAGTTAACTCCGGAAGAAGTTATTCTCAAGCATTACAATAAGATAAAGGAAGTACGCGAGCAACAGAAACGATGGTTTATTGAATTAGTTCGTCAGGCTGATATTGATTTCGGTAAAATTAAATCACCTGGTGCAGTTAGTGAGTTGCAACGAAAAGCAGCTAAATTTCTTAACCTGCGTAAAGAATGGGATATTGATGTTCAGGTTGAGAATATTATGGCATGTCCCTCATGCAACGAGATTGTTAATCCTGCAGCAATTATGTGTAAAAATTGCAAGTATATTCTCAATGAAAGTGTTTATAAAACTATGAAGGATAGATTTGCTACCCCTGAAGTAGTTAATAGGTAACAAACATGATAGTAAGTGATGTAACAGAACGAGCTAGAAAAGTATTTCTGAACGATACTGATGTTCAGTTATATACTGATGAAGTACTGTTTCCATTTGTTCAGCAAGCATATGG